ATCGGATTGATATTGATATCGGTCGATCCTCCGCCGAGATACTCCGGACGTTGAAGGCGAGCATCAGGACTGACAACGCCAAAGTGAGCGCGAATAATTTCAGTGTATCGAGTACCGCCCCGAGCGTCTCGTTCCAAAAGTTTTTGAATCTGAAATGCTTGGCGAAGTTGGTTAATTGTTGCTGCAGTTGCATCAGATAGGTCTGCATATAAGGCTGATTGTCCAGATGTCCATGTGCCGCCGGCTACAACGGTTCCGGCGTCTACTCCAAGTTCTTTAGAAACTCCGTCGGCGTAATTTTTTGCAGTGACTCTACGTCCCTGAGCATAATTATCCATAACGACGGGAGCTAAAGAGCCTAATGGTAATGCAACGCTTTCACCTTTTTGTGGCCAAGGTAAAGCTGATGTAAAGTAGTCATGCCGTTTTCCACGGCGTTGTAATGTGTAATCTGCAGGTGAATCAGGGCCGTCGTCTAAATCAACTGGACGGCTATCCTGCAGATTTTGATCTCGGAACCATTCGTTCCAAATCAAATTGTATGCTCGTGGCCAGAACGAGCAATGTGTTACGGTTGCGGATGAACCGATTTGTCCAACCGTTGGTAAACCCATGTAGTCTTGAAGACTGTTTACGGCGTAACCGCCAGCAGGGCTAGTAGTTGTAGGAACAACATAAGATATAGAATCACCCGGATCATTTTGCTCTCCCATAAATTTCTGCCAGTTATTCCATAACAGGCGATTTGGTACAAAGAAAAAGAAACTATCCAGTTTCATGTTATCCATGATCGGGTAGATTGGTGTAGCCATTCGTGCGAAGGCAGTCATTTTGAAGTTAAACGTGTCCCCGGGGAGAACTTCGTTTACGTATACGGGTACAAGGTAGCCCGAATCGAGTGTAGTTTTATGTGCGCTTTGTACGTCGAATTTAGATCGTGGTATATCTGCGCGTGGCACCATTGCGAATTGGTGGGTATTTACGGAGCGATTGCGGTGCATTGTTTTCCTTGGTAGTGTCCTCTGGAAGAGGGTGGGGCATAAGCCCCGCCCTTCCACGAGGTGTTTTTAATTTAGGATATTTTTACCTGTTTACCTAACGATAATAGTTTTGGTTGTTCATGTAAAGAGAATAATCCAGTATTATCGTCGAATTCGCCCAGTTCGTATAGGTCGAAGTCGTCGGGGTGGTTGAAAAGCTGATTATCAGCATTATCACGGTTAATTTCATCTGAGAAAGAACGGATGGCTACGCCAGCTGAGGGTACGAACATCGGACGGCCATATGCGTCTGCGGCTCGATCTTTAACGGTACATATGATTTGTTTCATGAGGTTTTTCCTTATGTGAGTTTTCGTTTTAACAGTTGAAGTTTAGCTTTTGTAACCGTTTCTTTGACGAGCAGGCGTTCATAGCTATGTTCTTCAGGTCGTAGTTTAGCTTGTTTTTCTCTTGTGTAAAGTATTTGATCGTATTCATAAGGGTTTTCCTTAGAAAATAATCGATCATAGTACTTAGGTGGTTTGAGTTTTTTTCCACGAACTTCTACGTAGTCGTGAGGGTAGACGTCTGTTTTGTATTTTTTATACCAATCTGCGCCTATTCCGGGTTTTAAGCTCATTTTGTTGTATTCAGGTTGTATTTTTACTAATTCGCCAGTTTGTAAGTCGCAATAGGTATAGTGATTTGGGTCTACTTTTCCAGTTTGTTTTTGCATAATATATCGTGCAACATATGCAGCTGATTCGAAGGTAACGTCTCCAATGGTGGAATAACCATATGGCCAGAGCTTTTCAAGCTCTTGGGATGTATAAAGGAGACTATCAGCGGCAGTCCTTTTGAATAGTTTCTTATCATGAAAATCGTATCCGAAGATACAGGCGTGGAAGTGAGGTCGGCCGTAGTTACTGCCATACTCTCCAGCCATGTAGTAACGAATTTTGATATGTGGATTTGCTTTACGTAATCGTTTGAAGAATAACTGAAAGTCTCGGTGGTCGAGACTGTTGTTTTTTGGTAAGTTTTCATCGTTATAAGTGAGGGTTATAAAACAATTGTTTTGATGAAGTTGCGCTTCATGAATGCAGCGCATTGCCCACTGGCGTGAGCGTTCTAGCCTGCAGCCAATACATTGGCCGCAGGGCAGTGAGACTTGACGATCATGCTCGTCAGTCTCTTTAAATGAAACACGGCGAAATGCTTTGCCGGTTGCATTATTGATTGTGTGTCCACTTAGGTAAGCGGTCAGTGGGTGATAACAGGCCATGTGAGGTGGTCCTTAGTTAAGGTTAAAGTCTAATACCGCCCCTCATAGGGTTGGTTTTAAGATTTGCGTACGCTGTTTTACCAGCGTTTTTACGGAAAGTCCTTGCGGACTTTGATTTGTTGACTTTTTTTCTCATCATTTTCATTTTTTATGTCCTTGGTTATCGTGTTTTTTAGGTGATTGGTGTCACCTAGCACAGTTACATCAAGTAGTGTAACTGTGCTGCCCTCATTCTGAGGGCTCGGTGACGGTTGTTTTAGTGGCTACAGGCTCAATATTTGAGCTTGTAGGAAGGATTAAACCAAGCTTTTCAGCTTCGGTTTTGTTTTCTGGGTTATCGAGAAACTCAATTAGATTTGCAGGGTCATTAGCAAATCTTGTGCGAATGTTAGCCGGTAATGCGGCAAATTCGTTTTCTGACGCGATTAACGCGTTCATTGCAGTGTGGTAGTCATGGACGCCTGAAAAGTCGCCATAGCTACCTGATATTGCGTTTACGGGCATTTGTCCGGTTTTACCGAAACGCTCGAGGATGACATTAATGTCACACTCGTCTTTGTGGTGCTGCTGCGCCCGGGTGGGTTCCTCACAAACCAGCCCGGACGCATTTGATGCAGCGTTGTGGTCGTAGTTATATTGGGTTCTTAAAAATGTAGTTGCATTTTTCATCTTGGACGTGTCCTTGGAATTGGTTTTGGTTTAAATATATCCACTGCTTCTGCAGCGGATCCTATGAATTTACCGGCTTGATTTAGATATTCGCCGGTTGTCACAAGATTTGGATTTTCTCTATAAGTTTTTCCGATAGCTTCCGCTTCGGGTTGCATAGCTTTTACGCGTGCTCCAGTTGCAGTTGACTGAAAAGCACTTGCGTTTAAATTTTTTATAATTGCTTGTACTTGTTCGCCTGATAATTTGTATCCTGATTGTTTTAACAATTCGGATACAGTTTCCATGCGTGTTTTAGCTGCGGTGTCTTTAGCTAATAAAGCTTGCGCAGCTTGGTTTTCGCCTTGTTGTTCTGTAGCGAAATTTTGTACTTGCATATTTTTATATTGTTGAAGGGCCATAGCTCCTTCTTTGGCGGAATTGCCTACTTTACCCAAGACATTTTCCATGTTTGCTTGGGCCCCGCCAGCAGATGCTCCGCTGGGAGTACCGGCACCGCCTTGACTATATGCAAGCATTGGATTAAGACCGGCAGCTTTCAAGTCTGCAACGGTCGTTTGATATTGAGTTTCACGCATACGCTCTTGAAAATCCATTTGAGCTTGCGTTTGTGCTCCTTGAAAGTCGCGATTTTGTTGTGCTTGTGCTGCGTTAGCTGCGTTTTGTTCCCTGCCGCCTATGAAGCTCATGGCAGCAGGAATAGCAGCAGCAGCGATTGCGCCCCAGACCATTAGAAATGGTCTATTAAGCCAGGTACAGAGTACATTGGCATTGGTCGCGCCATTTTGACATCGAAAAACGAGTCAAATAGGAATTGTTGTCCGTTAGCTTCTGCGCCTACTGCTAATGCGCGGTCTAACGGTGGTGTGTCTTGAATAAACGTGTTATTCAAAGTTGGTAATGAATTAAATTTCTGGGCTAAATGCCATCCGTCAAGTGTTCCGGCAGCAGTTGATTTAAATAAGCCTGAAATTTGTGAAGGTTTATAACGATACTCTGCCCAGCGTTCTTGATAGCCAAAGACGTCATTATCTGCGGATGTACCTTGAACGTAGATTTCTTTGTTTAGGACGGCCTGCTCTCCTAAATGCGCAAAGGCAGGGAAGTAAAAGTCATATCGCGTTGAACGGCTCCACATACGTGGTAAGCCTTGTTGATATGTAAGGTCTGCTCGTACTGATACTAATCCGATAATTACACCGTGCTCAGTAAACGATTGAGTAAATCCATGATTATGAGCCACGGCAGTACCCATAGCAGCAAGTGTACCCATAGGGGTAGACGATCCAGTAACTGTCGAGCTGCTT